TGCAAGTGGCGATTTAAGTTACAACAGCACAACTGGTGTTATGAGTTTCTCAGAAACATATAGCTCAGCATCAGAACTTCTTACAGCAATTAAAACAGTTGATGGTTCTGGGTCTGGTTTAGATTCAGATTTGTTAGACGGTCAAAGTAGTGCGTATTATCGTATAAATATTTACAATAGTGCAGGAACATTACTTAACTAAACGGAATAAATTTTAATGGCAATAACTATTAAAGTTAAAAGAAGTGAGACGAGTTCAGCCTCACCAACAGTTAGTGATCTAGCTGTTGGTGAGATTGCCATGAACACGGCTGACAAAATTCTTTATACAAAAGACAGCTCGGGTAATATTATTAAATTATCAAACTATGCTGTGGCTGATCCTAGTCTTGTGTTTCCAACAGGAGACTTAGGAGATTTGACTGGAAGTACAGATGCTTTTGGACAATCTTTGGTTGCAAATTTTGATAATCTAAGTACACCAAACGGGCAATTAACTACAGAAGATTTAGGAGCACTTAGCTAGTGGCTTTATCTACAAGACAAGATTTAATTGACTATTGTCTTAGAAGGCTAGGGTTTCCTGTCATCGAGATAAACGTTGATGAAGATCAAATTAACGATAGAATCGATGACGCTTTGCAGTTTTTTCAGGAGTATCATTTTGATGGCGTAGAGAGAACTTATGTTAGACATCAAATTGAAGGCTCAAAGATTAAATTTACATCTTCAGTCGTAGAAAATTTCCAAGTAGGGGAGACTATTATTGGTGCAACATCTGGTGCATTTACTAAAGTTTCTTCTGCTTCGGGACAATATGTTACTGCTGAAAAAATTACAGGCACATTTCAAGCAAGTGAAACAGTAAGCGGTGCCGAGTCTGGCATTGTTGCAACTGTCTCTGCTTCAGATTTTTATACCGAAGGCGATATTGAAAAGGGATACATTCCTATTTCAAACGGCATTACAGGTATTATTAGACTTTTTAATTTTGGAGGAGCAGCTACTGCTAATACCAGGGATGGTAACCTCTTTGATATTATGTATCAATTTAGACAGAACGATTTGTATAATTTGCTAGGAGCAGATATGACATACTACACAATCGTTCAGTCTCATTTAACAACACTAGAACAACTATTAGTTTCATCTCGCCAAATTCGTTGGAATAGAAAGACGAACAGACTTTATATTGATACTGATTGGGATAAAACTTTCAACCCCGGAGATTATGTTGTCGCTGAGGCTTATGCTATTTTAGATCCCGCTAACTACTCAGAGGTATATGATGACATGTTTTTAAAGAAATACGCAACAGCACTTATTAAGCGTCAGTGGGGCGAGAATATGAAAAAGTTCGGAGGCATACAATTACCTGGGGGTGTAACACTAAACGGGGATACGATCTTCCAAGAAGCAATTCAAGAAATTTCAACCATTGAAGATGAAATGCAGAGAAGATACGAATTACCTCCGACATTCATGATAGGGTAAGCCAATGCCCACTAACTTCTATTTCCAACAAGGCGATTCGATAGGGACTACAAATGAACAGCGCCTTATTGAAGATTTAATCATCGAGTCTATAAAAATTTATGGCAATGATGTTTATTACCTTCCCAGAACCGTAGTTAACGAAGATTTACTTTTTGACGAAGATACTTTGTCTGAGTTTACTCAGGCATATCCTATTGAGATGTATCTTGAGAACGTTAATGGTTTTGACGGTGAAGGAGATATATTTACAAAATTTGGTATAGAGGTTAGGGACTCTGCAACGTTTGTTCTTCCTAGAAGAAGATGGGAAGAATTAGTATCCACATCTGGCGGTGTTTATAATACTGACTCAAGGCCCGCTGAAGGAGATTTAATTTATTTTCCTAAAACAAACTCTATATTTGAAATTAAACTAGTTGACTTTGCCAATCCTTTTTATCAAGCAGGCAAACTATACGTTTATAGACTAGAGTGTGAATTGTTCGAATACAGCTCAGAAGAGTTTGAGACAGGTATACAAGCGGTAGATGACTTCCAAGATGATAATACTTTGGATCAACTTGAATATGGTCTGTTGACAGAGGATGGAGAATATTTAATTGCAGAAGATTCTGAGCCATTTACTTTAGAAGGTTTCTCGGTTGTTAAAACAAATACAACGACAGATAACTACAATTTTGGTACACTAAATAATATTGAAGACATTTTAGACTTCACAGAAATAAATCCATTTGGTGAGATAGGTAGTAACTCGTAATGTTTAAGAATCAAACATTTTATCATCAGCACGTTAAGAAGGCAATTATTGCCTTTGGTATGATATTTAATAACATTAATGTTGATAGAAGAGACTCTGACGGAAACTTGTCACAATCCATTCGTGTACCTCTATCTTACTCTACGAAACAAAAGTTTTTAGCTAGAATTGCTGCTATTCCAGACGAACTAGCAAGAGGCGAGGTTGCAATTACTTTGCCTAGAATGGGTTTTGAGATTGATCAATTTGTCTTTGACCCTGCAAGAAAAGTTTCGCCAATACAAAGAAATAGAGCTGTTGGCGAAAATGATAATGTTAATACAGTAAGAAGCACTTTCGTTTCTACACCATACAACATGGGCGTTTCATTATATGTTTTTGCTAAAAACCAAGAGGACGCACTACAAATTGTAGAACAAATTTTACCATATTTTAATCCAGATTTTAATGTTACTGTAAATGAACTTCCTGAGTTAGGTATTAAAAGAGATATTAAAATTACATTAGATGGAATTAATTATGATGATCAATATGAAGGTGACATGTCTGCTAGACAAAGTATTATTTGGACTTTAAATTTTACAATGAGACTAAACTTTTATGGGTATGTTAGCAATGCCGGTGTTATTAAGAAAGCTATTGCAAACCTTTATGGTGATACAGACATATTAACTGATAATACGTTAAGGTCAACCTCATCAATTGCAGATGCTGAAACCGGTTTAGAAGATTTAACTTTAACACCAGCAGACAAATATGATTATATAAAAGAAATCCTAGAGGATTTTGAGGGAGACAATCTTGGATAATCCATTTGAAGAATTAGATAAGAAGTTTAAAACTAGCCCAACAGCGGCTCTAGATAAATCTCTTGTTGAACACAGAAAAGAAAAAAATCTTCCTTCTACACAAACAACTGAAGAACAACAACTTGAACAGGACTTTCAAGAAGCGAGAGACATGCTTAAAAGAGCTGGCGCTTATAGTGAAGAAGCTATTCAAGGCATTTTACACATAGCAAAAAACAGCGATCATCCTAGAGCATACGAAGTCGCTGGACAACTTATTAAGACTATGCAAGAAAATGCAAAAGACATGATGGATATTCAAGGACAAAAGAAAAAAGTACAAAAAGACGATAATAAGGTACAACAAAAAGGAGTAACAAATAATAATCTTTTTGTTGGAAGTACAAAAGATTTATTAAGGGCTTTAGGTAAAGAAGAGTCAAAAGTAATTGAAGGTAATTAATTATGCGCACGTGGAAGCAGGTCGAGAGTTATCCTGACTACTGGATTGGGACTACATTCGATGAAGCAGACTATTACATTTTCTATAATCAGTTTGCCTCTTTGAAAAAAGATAAATTATCTGTTTTAGAGGTAGGAAGTTATCTTGGAAGAAGTGCTTTAGCTTTTAGAGATATATTTGAAAAGTTAAACATTGATTGGTCCATACACTGTATGGATTCTTGGATTAATCCTTATGATCGTTCGGTTGCTATCGATAGAGACTATAAAGACTTTATTGAAAACACAAAAGACTCTGGTATAACACACGAACAATTACCCTTTCATGTTCCAATGAATTGGAATAATTTTAAAAATACTAAAGATTATAATATAGTTTATATTGATGCATGTCATAGAAAAAAATCTACAATTAGAAATATGGAGTATTGGATAGAGTGGTGCACAGATTTGATGATTGTAGATGATTTGCAAATGAAAGAAGTACAAGAGGCAGTAGACGAATTTTCAGAAAAGTATAGTATGCCTTATACTACAGAAAAACAAAAGGCAGTTTTTAAGGTTAATAGATGAGCAACGAAGAAACTTCTTATCACGGCAATCCTAATCTAAAATCGATTGGGTATGCTCACGAGTTTACTAAGGAGCAGGTTGAAGAATATTTAAAGTGTAAAGACGATCCTATTTACTTTATTGAAAACTATTGTCAAATTATTACACTAGATAGAGGCTTACAATTATTTAAACTTTATGAGTGTCAAAAGAAAAAAGTAGATCTTATTCTTAACAATCGTAAAGTTATTTTGATGGAAGGCAGACAGCAAGGTAAGACTGTTACTGCCGCTGCATGTATTCTTCATTATACTATTTTTAGTAGTGATAAAACAGTAGCTATTATGGGTAACAAGACTGCTTCTGCTAGAGAAGTTTTAGCGCGTTATCAAACTATGTATGAGAACTTACCTATCTGGATGCAACAGGGCGTTAAAACTTGGAACAAAGGTGACGTAGAGTTAGAAAATAATTGTCGTATTTTTACAGCAGCCACAACAACCTCAGGTATTCGAGGTAAGTCAGTAAACTGGCTATACATTGACGAGGCTGCAATTATTCCAAACAATGTTGCTGATGAGTTCTTTGCTTCTGTATATCCTACTATTTCTGCTGGTGAAACAACTAAAATTCTTCTTACTTCAACACCACTAGGTTACAATCACTTTTGGAAATTTTGGAACGAAGCAGAGAAAGGAGCTAACGGATTCATACATCACTTTATCCACTATAGTGAAATTCCAGGAAGAGATGAGAAGTGGGCAGAGGAACAATTAAAACTTCTAGGTGAACTAAAATACAATCAGGAAGTTTTATGTGAGTTTTTAGGATCATCTAATACTCTTATTAACGCTAGAACTATTGGAGCATTAAGTTCTAAAGAGCCGGTATTTGAAAACGATTCCTTAAGAGTATACGAAAAACCTGAAAACAATAAATACTATGTAATTACGGTAGATACTGCAAGAGGTATTGGTGGTGACTATTCAGCATGCGTTGTTTTTGACATTACTGAAATGCCATATAAAGTAGTAGCAACATATAGAGATAATAAAATTGCGCCAATGTTATATCCTAACGTTGTAGCAAAGTTAGGTGAGGATTATAATAATGCCTATGTCTTGATTGAGACTAATGACATTGGGCAACAAGTCGTTGACATTTTACATGAGGAGATAGAATACGACAATATTTTTAGTACTGTCACTGAAAAAAATAGACAGTATGTATCACCAGGGTTTGGTAAAGTTACTAGACGTGGTGTAAGTACTTCTAAGCAAGTTAAAAGACAGGGGTGTTTTAGTTTTAAAAGTTTAATGGAGGAACAGAAGTTACTCTGTTTTGACGCAGAAACTATACATGAGATATCTACGTTTGTAGAAAAAGGTAATACTTATCAAGCAGACGAAGGATATCACGATGATTTAGTTATGTGTATGGTGTTGTTTGGATGGTTGTCAACTAATACTTTTTTTAAAGAGTTAACAGACATCAATACCAGAGACGGTTTGTATAACAAACAAATGGCACATATAAAAGAAAATTTAACTCCTTTTTATGTTCGAAAGGGAACGGACGAACCAGAGGGAGAGGTTATCGATGGTGATTATTGGATATTAGACGATGACTTTCAGAAGAAAGTTAAAGAACTAGGACTTAAATTTTAATTTTTATAAATAATTAAATGATAAACAACTTGTATCATTTTAATTAAATCGAGGAGAAAAACATGGCTTTTCAGCTATCACCAGGCGTTCTCGTAACAGAAAGGGATTTGACTTTAGTCGTACCTGCAGTAGCAACCACAAATGCTGGTTTTGTAGGTGACTTTAAGTGGGGTCCTTCAGACGAGATTCGCGTTATTGATTCAGAAAATAACTTAAGAAGAACTTTTGGTTTGCCTGATAACGACGTAGCCGAAGACTGGTTTACAGCAGCTTCTTTCCTTGCTTACGGTAATAACTTACAGGTTATCCGTGTAGTAGGATCAAGCGCTTTAAATGCCGGTACTGACGCAGGCGTTCTTATTTCAAACGAAGTTGACTATTTAAACAACCATGACGCCGGAGCAGGCGCCAATGGAACATGGGCCGCTAAGTATGCAGGTACTTTAGGAAATTCCTTAAAAGTATCAATGGCAGACTCATCAGACTTTAGCTCTTGGGCATACGCACAAGAATTTGATGCTGCACCAAGCACAACAGCTTCAGTAGCTAATGCTGGCGGATCACAAGACGAAATGCACATCATTGTCATTGACGAAGACGGTCTTTTCACTGGTACCCAGGGTACAGTTTTAGAAAGATTTGCCGGCGTTTCTAAGGCATCTGATGGTGTTACATCTACAG